TTTCCTTTTTCCAACTTAAACCAGAGTACTTTATCCCCGCCGCTAGGGGTGGTTTTGACATAAAATTCGCTGCAGGAAGCACTTTACCGATCTCAAAACCGCTTCAACAGTCAAAAATGACCGAAATGTATGATAGATTGATCCAATTAGCGATTGCAGGCATCGGATACGACCCAACTAAGCTTGGAGATGCCCTTTTAAGGGTAAATGACCAGAATCCGAGTGATTTTAAGATGGAAAAAGAGGTTCAAACAGAGGTTCCAGAGGCAAGACTGGCTCAACTGATCGAATTGGCAGGTTTGGAGAACCAAGAAATGATGAAAGGCCAGGCAATTCCGCCTACAGCCTATGCTTCACCCGCTCATAGCCAAATTCACGCTGAGTTTATGAATTCTGAAACTTATCAGCGACTTCCGAATGATTCTCCGATAGTTCAGATATTTATTGACCACGTTATGGGTGAAATGTTAGCTCAGACGCAGAGAGGAATGGCGGGAACTACCGAAGCGGGAGGTTTGCCCACCAGACCGCAGACTCAGGTCCCACCAGAAGCGGGTAAGAAACCTTTAGTAGGAGATATGGCTGGAGGAAATAAACAGTTGCAATCAACAATCCCTGCTTTGATTCAGGGCGGGGGGATGAGTCCGCACGGAATTTAATGGCTAAAAAAATAAGGATTACGCCAAAAATTAGATCGTTGTTAGATGAGATGAGTATCCAAGAGATTCAATTCTTTGCCAATATTGCTAAGAATAAGGATTTTCCAATTCTCAAGGAGTACGTCAGGAGAATGATCGATTATGAGAAGGAGTACTTTTTCAACTTAAACGAGGCCGATCCACAAAAACTAGCGATTGACAAAGCTCACGCCAGGGGGAAGGTTGCCTCTTTAGCGGATTTGCTTTATACTTTAAGTGGTAGTGTTGAAGAATTAGAAAAAAGGATTAAAGACTAATGGCACAATTTGATTATTTAGACCAAGTTAAAAACAGGCTTATTGAACAGTTCCAGCCTACTTCTAGTAGTGCTAACCCTACTTTACCACCAGGTTACGGACAGACCGCACCAGCACCAGACTTAGGAATACCAGCAGGAGGAGCAGCACCAGAAATGGGAGGAGCAGCTCCGTCAGGAATGGAAAGTTATCTTCCAACACCAGAAGCGAGTATTCCCGCCCCAACAGAACAACAAATGTTACCAGCGGCACAAGCACCAGCAGGGTTAGGGCAAGTCTCTTTAGAACAACTATTGGGAATGGGATTAAACGCATTTTTAATTGGTTTATTAACACAGCAAGCACCGCAAGCTGGTGGTATGCCCCAAACAGGTGGGATACCACAAGGGGGTATGTAATGCCGTATCGTTCTGAGAAACAGCGAAGGTATATGCACGCAAAACACCCGAATATTGCTAAAAAATGGGATAAAACATACGGTGGTAAGATAATTAAGAAAAAGAAGAAGCGGTAGGGTACTTGACAGCTTTTAAAAACTAATTCATACTTTAATTAACAGAGGGCGTTTTAGCGCTCTTAAGGACAACTCTTGAAAGGAGCCCTATGGCAGACGAACAAAAGGCCCCTGACTCTCAGGGACAACCAGTACAAGCCCCCGCTACTCCTGAAGCGGAAAAGGCTGAGGTTAAACAGGAAGCACCTTCAAATAAATTCGTTGGAAAGGGAACCGAGGAACTAGTAAAGATGTATTCCGAACTAGAGAAAAAACTCGGCGAACAATCGAGCGAAGTAAGCGAATCTCGCAAGTTCAGAGAACAGATGGATGTTGTTCTTCAAGCAATCTGGGCGGATAAAAATATCTACGATAACATAGACAAAAAGATCTGTGAGATGCGGGGAGTGCCGTCGGAAACTCCAAAAGAGTTGTCGACTCAGCAACCAGTATCATCAGTCGATCTTGACACCAGAAGGGCGATGGAGAACCAGATAATCTCTGACTTTGAACGAAAATACGGGATGGATCAACTTCAACCCGACAAAAAGCGAGAAATGAACGTTAAAATTGGAAACGCTTTAGCCAGATTAGCCGATCCAGGCGGTAAAAAGACCTACGCTGAGATATTGGAATCAATCTCTCTGCAAAATCTCCCAAGTTTCTTGGGAGATTCTTACCTTATCGCCAATAAAGATGATTTGGTTGAGAAGGCTAAGTTAGAGGCGTTGACCCAAAGACGTGAAACAGAGGGCGCAGCAATCGGTAGCATACCTTCAAGCAGTGGGACAAGTTCAACCGAATTAACTCCTGCCGAAAGGGAAGCTGCTGAGAAACTAAAAATCGCTCCAGATAAGTATCTGGAACGTAAGAAACAAATTATAAAGGAAACAGAAGAAGCATAAGGAGTAAATTATTATGGCTATGACAGCAAGTACGGGGTTCTTTCTTAGGAAGTCCCTAGTTGGGATTGATAGCCCCCCAGTACTTGAGTACATCATAACTACTTCAGCTCAGTTAACAATCGGTGATGCAGTCGAGATTACCGATGACCCAGGCTACGCAGATGTTTGCGATGCCGATGACAAAGTAGCTGGAGTCTGTGTCGGTATTGTCACCGTGGATGGTATCAATATCTTCGGACCCAACGCACCTACAGTTGATGGTACGATCTCTGGAGATGATACCTATACGGCATCAGCGACAAATAAAACCGTACAGAAGGTAAAAGTACAGATCGTGATTCCTGAAAATTCACTATTCTACAACGAAGCCGATTCTACTCTCACGTTAGCGGAAGTTGGGCGATATTTCGCTCTAACCGCTTCGGGAGACCAAGTCACGGGAACTGGCGATGGCACAGCTAGGACTTGCCAATTAGTCGAGTTACTTAGTTTAGTGGGTGGTCGCAATGGTGGTGGAGAAGGTCTATTCAGATTTTCTCGATCTCACTGGACTAACGTCGCTTAAAGGAGCAATATGGCTACTTATAGAGCAAATTTCGGTGATCTCCTAGAACCTGGCTTTCGTCAAATCTTCGATGACAAGTACACTGAAGTACCTCAAATTCTTGAGCAGGTGTTTCACATGAACACCTCTGCAAAACAGGACGAGAGGGATTCAGCGGTAACTGGCTTCGGGTTGATGGTGCAGACCGCAGAAGGCGCACCTATCAGCTATGAAGATCCTGTACAGATGTATGATGTGACTTATACTCACCTCAAGTACACCAAGGGTTTCAAAGTCAGCAGGGAAATGGTCGAAGATGACCAATACAATGTAATCAGCAAGAAACCAGCCGCACTGGCAAGAGCAGCCCGTCGAACACGGGAAAGAGAAGCAGCTCAGGTTTGGAATCGAGCCTTCAACGCTACTTACACAGGCGGGGACGCACAAGAACTATGTTCAACAGTTCACCCAAGAGCCGATGGCGGTGCAACACAGAGCAACGCTTCAGCGACAGGTATTACCTTAACTGAAGCAAACTTAGAGACTGGTATATTGGCGATGCGGGGACAGCTAGATGACAAAGGTATGAGGATCGACGTGTATCCAAATACACTTTTGGTGCCTGTCGAACTTCGCAAGACCGCTCATCTAATTGTCGACTCCGAAAAGAGGAGCGACACGGCTGATAATGATCTAAACGTCTACAAAGGCGCTTTCAAGATTATTGACTGGATCTACATGGATCTTAACGACACTGTGTGGTTCTTGATTGATGCATCTCAGCACGAAGTAAACTGGTTTGACAGAGTAAAGCCAGAGTTCAAGCAAGACGACTCCTTTGACACAGATATGGCTCTCTACAAGTGCCGCCAACGATTTTCTCGTGGGTGGTCTGACTGGAGAGGCGTCTGGGGCTCATTAGGAGACGGCGCAGCTTACGGAGGTTAGTATCAAAGGTGGATGGGGGCCGCTCTGCCCCCTCCATCTTAGACCGACAACAAGGAGCTTATGACAACTAAGTACGGACAATATCAAGGACATCTAGTAAGACAAACAACAGACCCGACAGGCCCAACTGTTGGTGATGAATATATCAATACGGCAAATTCCAATGATATTATGGTCTGCCGTTGGGATGGTGTTCATTGGCGTGTTCTGCATGCTACAACTACTTCGACTTCTACTACGACGTCGACGTCAACGAGTACCAGCACAACGACTACATTAACCAGCACAACGACAACCAGTAGCAGTACGACTACGACCAGTAGCTCGACTACGACTACCAGTAAGTCAACGAGTACTACAACGACATCCAGTAGCACGACTACGACTTCTAGTAGTACAACAACGACTAGTTCGAGTACATCAACAACAACAACTAGTACTAGTACTACGACGACAGTATAAGGATAAAATATGGCAGAAACACACGTATCAGATGTTAGAGGAACAATGAGGATAGTAACGGCTCACCCGACTTCGCCTACTCCTAGAGTGGGGGATGAGTATTTTAATACTTCTACTCGTTCGTGGTGTGGCTTTGATGGAACACAGTGGTACTGCATACAAGGTAGTACGACGAGTACTAGCACAACAACATCGACATCCAGTAGTACTAGTACGAGTGTAACGACAACGAGTTCAAGTACATCAACAACAACCAGTACTAGTACCAGTACGTCGACGACAGGCTAAATATGACTAAATTTGAAAGGTTTCTGAGGAAAAAATTAACAACAAATGTCTTTCCGCTCAACCCAGCAGCGGGGGATTTCTTCTTCCGCAACCAAACTAATGAGTGGGTCTTTTATACTGGGACAGAGTGGGTGTTCTTTCAGACTGTTACGACAACTAGCACATCGACATCCACTACAACGACATCCAGCAGCACGACAACAACGAGTAGTAGTACGAGTAGCTCAACTAGCACAAGTACTTCGATTAGCACAAGTACAACGACAACCTTATAATATGAAATTTATCTTGAACACTGAAAAAGGGGCGGATATTAAGGGGTTTCTTTTAAACAAGCGCCTCTACGAATTGAAGATTGGGGAGAAGAAGGGTTTTGAGGATGATGTCGCAGAGGCAATGTTACAGACTTACCCTTTCTTAGAGGAAGTAAAGGCGGAAGGTAAGTATGCTTGTAAGTATGGTGACTATGCTTCTAATTATAAAGTGGCAGTA